CTGCCTCGTTTGTTGTTTCATCCATAGGACTTACCTCCTTGTTAATCTCAATTGTATTAATGCCTTTAGCACTATCAACCAAGAACTTTATCATTTCAGAATTGTCTGAATCTGTCTTTTCAACAAACCCAATATTCTGCATTGCCTTACCAGATTTTGGACTCTCCGCTGAGTCTCCTTCTGATAGGAAAACTATGTCATTTTCTGAATCCCAGAAAACATTTTCAATCTCTGTCTTAGAAAGATATCCATCAATTGTTGTTTGTCCATTTACCTTTTCAATAGAAAAAATATTTGCAAACTGGTTTGCTGGATTATCTACTAGAGATAGTTCGTGTAGTTCGTATTCTTTAATTATACGAATTGTAGTATCACTACCGCTGTCTACTTTGTCATCATACTTCTTGATGTTACCCCCAATAGAAAAACCTGAGTAAGTTCCATCAAGAACCTTTTCCCAAGCATCTTGTGCGCCCTTAGAAACATAAGCAGAAACATAAACACCAGAATAGAATTTCTTTGTACTTGGGTCAAAGTAACGATCTTCTTTAAAAGATACTACCTTTCCTACTGCTGAAGGCTGGTGCATTTCACGAAGATTACCACGGAAGTTTTTGAATGCTGTAAGGCTAGCAGATGTGTCTACGACATCACCCTGCCTGTCTACGTTATCAAGGGTAGCGAAACCAGAAACGACTCTGCGCTCTTTATCCACTTTACCAATAGGCATTGACAGACGAACATTGTCGCCATCAGTCACCCATTGTGCTTTATTAATATTCATATCCCTTTAATTATAGCAAACATTTTATCGGTTTTATAACTTTTTACAGTATATCACACTATTCGCTTGATCTTCCTTCACCTTGTGCATTACGTCCAGAAAGTGTAGCTGGACTGTCAGAAGAGTTGTTTGTTCTTTCAGCATCCCTTTGTCTATTTTGCCTTGTGTTAGCAACGGCATCTGCAGCCTGTCTAGGATTTAATTCCATTGGGACATCCCCATCTTTACGCTGGGGCAAGTCAAGTAGCTCACGAGCTTCGTTAGGAACCATAATCTTATTACGAACATAACGTTCTAGAATCTGAGATTGTGCAATTTCATCTGTCAGAGTTAGCTCATTAAACCTAAGCTCAATGATGTCTGTCTTTTCCTTAACAATCTTATTAACCATCTTTTCAAGGTGTTCTTGTGCTGGTCTAGCAACCTGCTCTTTGAATGTACGGTCTTGAGAAAGAGCTGCTGCTATTCCAGTTCCTGAGCCACCAAGTTTTGAGATTGGTACTTGATGAGCAATTAGAATGTCATCTCTGTTCTGCTTACGATACTCTTTGAATGATCCATCTTGAATACCGTTTTCAATTGGCTCCATTTTAAAATCAACCTTATTTCCATCAGAGTCTCCAGGAAGTGGGATGTAAAGAGTTCTGTGTGACTGAGACTTTAGTCCAGTCTGTAAGAAGCGGAACATCTTGTCTTCTGCATCAGCAGAAAGCTTTGCACCCTTAAGAGTAATAATGTAACGTGGCACTGCCTTGTTCTGGAAGTAGTCAATGTTGTATTGTGCAGCAAGTGAATCTCCAACAAGAGAGCTTACAGCAGAAAGAATGTCAGGAATACCATAGAAGGTATTAAGAGGAGAGTAAGACTTGTAGTGAATAAGTTCATTTGGTCTTGGATCTCCTGTTACAGGGTTTGGATTGTTTGCCCCAAAGTTTCTAAAGTAAACAACCTTGTTTCCAATAATCTGAAGGTATCCATCACGAAGTCTGCGAACACGAATAGTAGTTGCTGGAACGTGACCAACATATCCAATCTGTCCTAAAGCAGTTCTTCCAATTTCAAGGTAGCCATTTCCAGTTGACTCGTAGTCAATCAAAACCTTCTTCATTGTAGTAGTAAATGAGTCATCGTCGTTCATAGACTCTAGCCAGTCAGCTAGCTCAATCTTCATTCTTTCAATTCTTTTGCGAGCTTTTTCAACTGCAGTGCTGTCTTCTTCTCTTGACTCAAGCCTTAGTGTTGTACGGTCTGTAACGTGGAAGGAATATCCAAGACCAACAATATTAGCAACCTTTGCATCAATAGCTGCGTGGTTTGCAAATGAGGAGTCGTAGTAGTTTGCTAGCTCATACATGTTATATGGTGGGGTAATTACGTCAAACAGTCCATAACCATTTCTATAGACAGAACCAGGATTAATCTGCTTGCTTTCAGAACCATCTACACCAGTTGGTCTTGATGAAGCAGTTGTAAGATATGAATCTGAAGCTAAGTCTGCATTGTTTGGAGTAGCGTAGTCATACTGAACCTTTATGAGTCTTTCTGTTCTGCGCTTAAAGTTTTTCTCTAGTCCGTCATAAGACTTTAGAGATTCCCAGTTTTTGTTAAATGGGTCTTGCTCTTTAAATTGATTAACGGCTTCCTCTTCAGTATTAAGAGATGCCCCAATATAATATTCGTTCTGTTCCATTAATCTACTTCCAATGCTTCTTGTCCATAAACGTCAACAGTCTTTTGAGCATCTGCCCAAGCTCCATAGTCAGTCATAGATGGGATATATCCTTGTTTCATACGATCTATTTGTTCTGAATGTGTTTCGTCAGATACCCTGGTTAGTCCAGGAACAAACTTTGCTTCCCCATCGCCTGAATCGCCATGGTATTTAGCTGCATTAAATAACTCTGACATTTTTGAAAGATCACCCTTCATTGAGGGGATGTTTAAAACGTTTCCGTTTCCATCTGTAAAGTACTTGCCATCTGCTTTTTTATAGACATAAAGACCCCACTCAACGTCAGTCTCAATTACTTTTCTACGGACATTACTAACTTGTGATAAAATATCGTTTTCCATAACCAACAGTATACCATATTAAGCTGGTGTTTTGATAGTGCTTTCCCAAGAAATTTCTTTATAGGCTGTAATTTTTTCTGGATTAACCAATAGTCCAGTGTTGTCATCAACTACAATCCTATTAGATCCTACGTAATCTCCATAAATAGCTTCTAAATCAATGTTGAGCTCTTGGCTTTGAGAAATAATTTGTAGATCTTGCCAACTAGCTATTTCTGGTAATTTCCAAGTAGCTGCTATATATCCCCAGGTATTATCTGTACCATTATCATCTAGATCTTCAACTGTTAACCAGGTTCTTGTTTCTATAGATTCAGATTTTTCAATGTTTGTAGCTAATTTATAAGATATGTTGTTGTACATAAGTGGTCCGTTAAGATTAATTGTTCCAGACACCTCGTCAAAACTAAGAAGGTCTGGGAACTTAATGCTTAGGGCTGTCCATTCTTCATTAATTAAAAATGGGGTATTTACTGGATTTCCATTTATAGAATATTCTAACGTGTCAATTATTTCTAGTGACTCTCTGTTTACCCCAAAAACAAAACCTCTTTTTTGAGTTGAGTCAGCTTCAAGAAAAAAGTCAATTATGCCATCTTTATGACTAATAGAAAAAATCATGATAGCTCCAGTTGGAAATGTATTTTGATAAAATCTAACCCACATCTGAACAAGAGCTACCTCTAATCCTTGTGATCTAGATTCATTTACTACTATTGATAAACCACGATCTGTTGTTGGACTAAAATCTCCTTTAACACTCCAACCACTTTGTCTATTAAGATATAGATGTGGGGTGCTTTTTTTATAAGTTGTTATTGGATTTTTACCCTTTAAATCAAAATATAGTCCAGACCTTGAATAATAGTAAACTGGGACACCAAGCTTAGACCCTACAGAAGTAAACGTTGTTCTTTCAAGCACTTGTGATGCAAGCTGAAGATCCCTAAGTCTAACTGGACTATGAAGAATCCCATTTGATATAAACTCTAAATGACAAACAATTGCGTAGTCGCTAAAGTTTATTTTAGATCCAGAGTATTTTTCTTTTGGTGGATAAATTATTGTTCCATTGGTAACTTGGTACGCTGTATCTTTCCAATCTAAAGAATTAATGTTATCTGGATCAAGGATTCCAGAAATCAGGGGTTTATAGTAGTTAGTAAACTCTATAAGATTCTTATTTGCTCCATCGCTAATTTTTTGAAATGAAACATAGCTCTTGACTATATCTTCATCTGTATTGTAAAAGTTTGTAATAATTGTATTGTCAGACATGTCTTCATAGTTTTCCCAACCAGTATAGTATGAGTTTTCTAAATCTCTATATGTTAATAATTCTGGTACCCAATATTCATCCTTTAAGTCTTGATATGTCCAAGCAGAAGTTGTCTGGGTTGATTGCTTTGCTGGTGGTTCTGGAAAGTCTAGGTTTAATTGAATAAAATCTAATTCATAGTTTTGGTTTCCATCATAGTCTATGATACCCTTGCTAAAATATGATAGAGGTATATAGTCTTCCCAGTATCCAGCTACCGCAATATCTGGAAACAGCAGTCCATATTCATTAATGGTTGTTAAGGTGTAGTTGGCTGTATGAGAAAATAACGTATTAGAGTTTGGAATTGTTGAACTTAGAATTCCAAATTGATCATACAAGGATGATATTTTTCGATTGTTGTATGCTGCATTAAAGCCAAACTTGTAGACTCTTCCAGAAAACTTTTTTGAGCCATCTCCAGCTAAAAAGATATCAAGGCTTGAGGTATCTGCAAAAAATCTGCCAAAGTCTACAGTTTGAGAAGATATAAGATTTTGAACATTAAATCCTGCTGCAAACTTTTTTCCAACCTCTATGGTTTTTGTTGCTATTGTTGTTGTTGTGCCAGAGATAGTAACTGAGTATGTTACAGTAGTTCCATTTATAGACACCAGGAAAAAGTCATTGTTAAGTTTATTTGTAACTTTAAAAAGTGGGGAATTGGCCTCTGTACCGCTAGTTTTAAAAATACCATAAACTGTTTCAACTGGTTCATTTAATAGTCCAAGCTTATCAAAATAAAGAAAGTGTGATTCTGAACTCCATTCAGAGTTTGCGTTTGGTTTTAATGTTAGATACTTTATTCCTGCAGCATCGTCAGTGTCTCCACCTGTTGCTGTTATTTCTGAGATAGCTTCATATAGGTCGTTTACTGTATTTGTTCCTATTGAAAATTCAGGCAATTGATAATCTGGCAAACTAAGAATCTTTGATCCAGCCTCTACGTTACTAAAGAATGCCTGCTTCCAGTTTGCAAAGTCAGGGTAGTTATAGTTAGCTGTATAATTAGCAAAAGCATAATCATTAAATGCAGTGATAGAGTTAATAGCTGAATTAGTTTGTTCTGGTGCTATAACTGCTTGACCCCAAACCCAATGACGCTTAGCAACTTGTGTTGGCATAGCATATGAGTATATTGAAAATGTATCTAAATCTACTGGGTCAACATCTTCATAAGAATAAAAGCCTAGCCAGTCCTGGCCTTTTCCGTCTACAAATTCTGACGCTAGTGAAATTGTGTCCTGTTCAAAAGTTAAACTAATAACTTCTTCTCCATTAAGAACTACAATTAAAGAATTTTTTAAAAGTCTGATATGTACTAGCATTGGTCTAAACCATTCACCAACAAAATGAGACTTAACCTGACTTCCAAGCTTAAAGCTTAAGTGTGCATGATCTGCATATAATCCGTCAGTACTTGCGATTGGTCCAAATATTTTTCTTGGTGCAGTAGCAGAAGCATTTATCTTTATCCACATTTCAACAGTATACTCATTATATCTTCCACGTTCGTTTAAAAATCCACTACCTGGAAAAATTAAAGATGGGTATGTAATTTGATTATAAACATTTGGATATAGTTTTGTAATATTATAAGATCCATATACCATAGGTATACCAAAATTTTTGCAAGATAGGCTATAGCCCTGAGAAAGATAATATCCACTGTTATCAGAGGTTCCATATGGATATGCTGGCAATGCTTTAAAGTTTGCTGCTGTAGGCAAGTTTATGTCTGATGGAATGCTTGTTGGGTTTACGCCATAAGAATACTTATTAAAATCTTCTGACCATTGTCCCAAGGATAAGCCACTAATATAAAAGTTATAATCTTCTGAGCCACCGCCAGTATCTATATTAATTTTAACAATAATTTTTATATCTGTTGCACCAACTGCTGGTAGTTCAAGTGTATTAGAAAAAAACTTCCACTTAAGCCTATCACTATTTGTTAGCAATACGGTACTAAGGCTTTCTTCTGCTACTGAAGAACTATTAATATAGGAATATCCAAAAGATACAGAATTTGCCAGGGCAGTATCAATGTAAAGATAAAACCCTAAGCCAATATTAGATAACTCTTGAACTAAGTTGGCCTCTGGTATGCTAAAACTACTTGTAAGAATAATGTCTTGGGTTGAACTTGCTGGTATGCTGCCAGCAATTTTAGAAATTGATGAGTCTATAATTGGAACGCTTGGTGCCCCAGAAATTGCAGAGGCGTCAACAACAGTGCCATCAACAATGTCCCAATTGTCTGAATCATAAAAATTTCTTTGAGCATCAGTAATCTGAGAAACATAGTCAACTTGTTCATTAAGCATCCACAAAGCTAGTGGGTGCTCAGAACTAACTTTTTCAACATACAAGTTAGAAAGGGTAGTATTAATAGACATTCTTCTCCTACCTTATTTTACCATATATGAGAAAGATTAAAAGACTTCTATCCAAGAAATAGTTTCTTCGTCCCAATCATAACTTTTTCCGTCATCAGGATAAGTCGTTGGAGGTTCCCAAAGACAAGTTTCTTCGTTAAGTAACCAAGACTCAAAAAGCTTAGGCGCTATAAAAGCATCTAGGTCAGAGTCATAAGTGT